CTACAAGGTAAAGGTTTGTCTCAAATAGCAAAAACAGTTTTAAATCCTTTAGCACAAGTTCGTAACTTTTTATCTGGTATTTTTATGGTGGGAGCTAACGGAAATATTGCAAGAAATATGGATTTAACTCAGTCTATGTCAGCTACTTTTGGTAAAGTTTCTAATCTTAGTGAACCAGAGTTTAAAGAATTTTATGAACTACTAGGAGATATAGGAATAAGAGAAGAAAACATTGTTATAAATGAGTTTCAAAGAAATATAAGAGAGGGTGCTGGTTTAACAGGTGCAAGTAAAACAGGCACAGCCATAGAATATGGATTAAATAAACTACCTATTGTATCAAGTGCTTTTAAAGCATTTCAAACTGTTTATGGCAATGTTGACACCTATTGGAAAACTGTTGGTTTTGTTGGAGAAAAAGCTAAGTTTAGTTCTGCTTTCCGTAAAGCTGGATTAGATCCCGATAACTTGGGAGATGACATAATTCAAGATCTAGTGAACTCTGGACTTGCTCCTCGATCCTCGGATCTTATGGGTAAGCATGGATTTATAAATGTTTTTTCTGGAGATATCGTAAAAGAAACCATGCCGATTTATTCTCGTGTTCCAAAATTAATTAGAGATATAAGAAGAGTCCCTGTATTTGGTAACTTCATAGCATTTCCTGCTGAGATAATGAGAAATACAACAAACATACTTAATCGTAGTATGATAGAAATGGGTTTCAAAGCAAGTGATAGTTTGATTGCAAAAATAGGTGCAGACAGAGCAGCAGTTCTTGAAAGACAAATTCGTGGGATAGGAGCAAATAGATTAGCTAGTTATGTTAACATGGCTTTTACTGTGCCTCTTGGAGTTACAAAAGGTGCTCTTATGGGTGTGGACATGTCACAAGAAGAACTAGAACAAGTAAGAAAGTTGATGCCAGAATTTTTAAGAGGACATCAAACTGTGCCTTTGAATAATCCAAAAGACGGAAAAAAATTAGAATACATAGATTTAAGTTACATGTTGCCATATGATTTTGTCATAGCTCCTGCAAGATTAGCACTACAGACATATAGTCAAAAAGGAGAGGTAAATGCATCTGAAGCAGAAAAGATTTTAGGTGGAGCTTGGGAATCTTTCAAAGCTTTGGCAGAGCCATTTGCAGGTGAATCTTTGATAGCAGAACGTGTGTTAGATGCATTACCATCTGAGTACTTAGGTCGTGGAGGACAAACTCCTACTGGCTCTCCGATATGGAATGAAGCAGAGCCTATTGGTACAAAATTACAAAAAGGATTTTATCATGTTTTAGGTGGATTACTTCCTGGTGGTGTAGAACAGTTTGCAAAATTAACACCTCGTGGTTTTGAACAGGGTAGAACATCTCTTGCTATTACAGGAGATCCTGGTGCAACTGGAACTAAATATGATAAAACAGAAGAAGCTTTAACTGCATTTACAGGTATAAGAAAACTAGAGTTGGATATACCAAAGTCATTATCTTTTAGTGGATATGGTTATACTTTGACAAGAAGTTCTGCAATAAGAGGTTTTGGTCAGATAGCTAAATTAAATAATTCTACAAAAGAAGATGTTCTACAAGCTTATGTACAAGGCAATGATAATTTATTTAGAATTCAAAGAGAAATGTATGCAAAAGTTCAAGCAGCTAGATCCGCTGGATTATCAGAAAGTGATATAATATTTGCTCTTAAAGAAGATTCTAATTTAGGTAGAGGCGAATTGAGTATGATTCTACAAGGTAAATTTAGTCCTATAAAACCAAGTAGAGATCTTTATGAAGCTATTTATAAAGAGGCTAACATAAGGCTAGAAAGAAGAGCTATTGATAAACTACCAATAGCAGAAATGGCTGATATTTATGGAGGCTTATTAGGTAAATCATTGCTTTCTGGTTCAGTAGAAGATCCTAGAGAAACACCAACATTAAATGTTGACGATATTAGCTCAACTGATATACCTACTTTAAACATAGAGGATATAACACCTAGTGCTACTGCTAAACCATCTACAGAAACAAGAACCAATCCTGCTTTCTTGGGTAGCAATCCAGTTGATATTCTTAAAAATTTAACAATAGGAACTAGAACACAATGAAACTATCAGACAACTTTTCTTTAATAGAATTTACTAAATCACAAACAGCAGAAAGAAGAGGCATAGAAAATAAACCAAATGAGATACACACTATTGCAATGGAGGCTTTGTGTCACAATATATTAGAGAGAGTTAGATCTGCTTTTGGTAAACCAGTTATGATTAACTCTGGGTATCGCAGTCCTGCCTTGTGTGAAGCGATTGGCTCAAAACCAACCTCGCAGCATTGCGATGGAGAAGCAGCAGACATAGAAATATTTGGTGTTAGTAACTACGATCTTGCAAAATATATAGAAAAAAATCTAAACTTTGATCAGTTAATACTAGAGTGTTGGGATGGTATAGAACCAAACTCTGGATGGGTGCATGTTTCTTATGTAAACGATATTGCAAACAGAAAAAGTGTGCTAACATACACAAGATCGGGTGGATACACGAAAGGAATAGTGTGATGAAAGAGGGACCTTTTAAGACAGCTATAGAAAAAGAAGACGATGATACAATTATCATGCAGCAATTTATTGTTTTAAAAATAAAAAAAGGTCAACTTGTTAAAGAAACACACATGAGAAGTCATACTTTTTTTGGTGATTATCACGATAGTTATATGTCAGAGCCTCTAGTTAACATAAAAGAAATACCAAAGGAAACAATGCATTAATGGCATATAAACGCAACTATCAGAGAGAATATGAGATTGAGCCTAAATCTCGTAGAAAAGAAAGAGCTAATAGAAATTTAGCTCGTAGAAAAATGATGCGTAAAGGTAAAGTTAAAAAGGGTGATGGTAAAGATGTACATCATGTTGGTGGCAATGCATTAAATAAAAAGAGTAAACTAAAAGTTGTGTCTGCATCTAAAAACAGATCATATGCTAGAACTAAAAAAGCAAGAAAGAAGAATCCTAAAGCATAATGCCAACGTCAATTGTAAATTTACCCTCCATAGATGTATGGGTGCGAAGAGAATATTTAAGAGATCATGAGGATGGTCATGGAGAGTTTGTCAAAGGTATTTGGGTCACTGCTAAATCTATTCCAGGTAGAGCTTTTTATTTTGAAACTTACCTTCCTGATTATGGTGCTTTGTATGACAAGCTACCTATTTCTGCATTCGTTTCTGACCCAGTTACACCGACTCCAGACATGGATCTTTACAACCTTCAGTTTTGGAATTGTATGGATTATGGCGTGGTCGCTGTTTCTAAACAATTTATAGGATCAATGGACTTTGAAGTATATACTAGAGATCATGGAATATTGACAGGTCAATACATAGCAACATTAGATAATTATAATGTCGATCCAGACCATGTTGATTTTTCAACCAGTGAGAAACCAGCAGAGCATAAATCTCACAACATTATAGAACTGAGTAATGGACAGTTTTGTTTATATCCAAACAATAGAATGCGTGTGTATGATAATTCACTAACTCCAGACAAACCATTGCAGCCAGATTTTAAAGTTAGCACAAAAGAATATCAAGTTGAGAATGGGCAGAAGTTTAGACTTGGAGACACAGACGAATATTTTTGGAAGACCAAAGATGAATGATAGAGTTTGCTTTAGTTTACATGATCGGCACAGTTGTTGTTAATCAGAGTCAAACATTTGATAATGTAAATGACTGTTTGTATTTTGCTAGAAAATTAAACCAACAACCAGAGATTCCGTATCCAGATGACAAGAACAGAAAGATCACAGCGTATTGTAAGCCCGTGCCAAAGCGTCTGCAAAATAAAAAATAACATATGTATTGGTTGTTTTAGAACCCTAGATGAAATTTCTTCTTGGATTAAACTATCAGACGAAAAAAGAGTTAAAATTATAAAGTCGTTAGAAAAAAGAGGCTCTCAGATCGCCATACAGAGCCGAAACAGAACCTCCGTGTGTGATTATATCCTAGAATAGTCTTTGTTTTTGTGTAAATAATATATGTGCCTTAACGTGGGTTTAGTGTCTAATCGACCTCTCCCCAGTTGTCACACAGCACAGAATCAACTTCAAAAGGAACTTTTAGGTCTGGAATGCAGTTTGACATGATATCAACTATTTTATCTGCATCTTTTTTGTCTTTTATGTTGAAACATAATTCATCATGAACAGTTAATGTAGGACATAATCCCTCTTTATAACATTCTACCATAGCTTTTTTTGTTTGATCGGCACTTGAACCCTGGATTAGTTTATTAAGTGCCTTGTATGTAAAGGCTCTTCTAATTCTACCTTTACTACCATATTCTTTTTGTGCTTCTGCAAGAGGCATAGCTTTTTTATATCCATAAGAATTAGGTTCCCATAAATCAAATCTACATTTACGACCTAACCATGTTCTTATCACACCATATTCTTTTGCATGGCTAGATGTTTTATCGGCTATACCTTTTACAAACGGAACTTTTTCATGATATGTGGATAATAGTTTATCAGCCTCTTCTTCATCTACACCCATGACATTAGCAAGTTTTTTTCTACCCATGCCATACATAATTCCAAGATTAACTGTCTTTGCATTCTTACGAGATATACCTGCCATATCGGCTACCATCTGATGAAAGTCAGCATCTCCTTTATTATACATTTCTATCACTTGATCTATCTGAGGATGTTTATTTTGACCTGTCAAGCTACCACAATAATGTGCTAACCATCTTGGTTCTTGTGATGCATAATCAAAGGAACCCCATTTGTGGCCCTCCTCCGGGATAAACAAACCACGAATGAACTTTTTAATCTCAGGATCTCGTGCAGGTATTTGTTGCAAATTGGGGTTACTTGAGCTAAAACGACCTGTAACTGTGCCTCCGTCATCGGATCTTAGGGGATTAAAATCACAATGAATTCTACCCTCATGAGAATGTTCAAGAATACTTTTAATAAAAGTAGTATTAGCTTTGTTAAGTTCTCTAATTTTAAGAATCTTATTCGCAATTGGATGAGGGTGGTTAGAGAGAAACTGTTTTGTAAACATGGGCGACCCAGACTTTTCTGTGCGAAAATAGTGGATCCCAAGGCTGTCAAAGACTTTTGCTATAGATGTAGCGACCCAAGGTTCAATACTGTGACCTGTTTCCGTGGCTACCTCTTGAAGTAATTCCTTCTCTCTTTTAGCCAAAACTTTTTTTATTTTTTCTGCTTTATCTATATCAACACGAACACCTTTAGTTTTCATATCTAATAGAACAGGTAAAAGAGAAGATTCTAAATTAAATATTGAGTTGCATTCTTCTTTATCTAACAAAGGTCTAAAATGATCCCAAAGTTTTAATGTAACTCTAGCATCTTGTTCTGCATATGCCCCAACAAAACGACTTGGTAACTGCCACATACCAGACTTTGGATCGACTCCAAAATATTCTGCAGCCTTATTCATCATTTTTTCGTTTTTCCACTCTCCAAGATATTCTCCTGCAAGTGAATTTAAATTATAATATCTTCTGTTTTCATTTAACAAAGGTGCTGCAATCATTGTATCGATTATTTTACCTTGAACCTCTATGCCCTCGGATCTTAACCAACCCAAGTCGTACATAGAGTTATGAAATACTTTTTCTATGTGAGGTGTTTCCATTTGTTTTTTTAACCAGGAGAAAACTTTTTTAGGCTGTATGTTACCACCACCCTCATGTCTTATCGGATAGTATCCTATGAAATCTCCTGCAGCCACAGCCACACCAATGATGTATCCATCTTTTCTACACCACCCAGGTCCAAGTTTTGTTAGATTAGGATCTCTTGTTTCTAAATCAACTGCTATTCTATCGTGCTTAGTTAAGTCAGGAAAAGACGATGGTGGCGACCAATCACTTTCTAAACCAACTGCTACGGCTTCTTTTATTTCTTCACTTGTCAAATCTGGCATGTCGTCTGGTCCTTTCGCTTTAAACCAATCTCCTCCAATATTTGCTAAGTTATACTGATGTTTCTTTTTCATTAATGATTTCTCCGCCAAGTGCTGCGTATCCAATAATGTCAATCCAAGAATCATCATGTCCTATAGTTTCTGCTAGTCTAGCTAGTTTAACACCAATCATACAAGCAACCACTTCTTCGGGTGTTACCTCTCTAGCTAAAATAACAGACCAAATCTTTGCTATGCGTTCATGATTGAATTTTGCTGGCCCATATTCCTTGGCTCTTGGACCATTAATTAATTTTTCTGCCTCGTCTAAAAAATGTTTTCTATCTTTTTTCATATTCTAAATCCATTATCTTTGTTTGAGTCTACGATGTGTAGCTGTTTTTTTGCTCTTGTTGCTCCAACGTAAAAAGTTCTGATCTCAGAGTCTTGATCAATACTATCTAAACATGCTCTTGATGATTCTAAGAGAAGTAAGACGTTGTCTGCTTCTCCTCCTTTTGCCTTATGGATCGTTGATATTTTTATTCTTGGATTCTTCTGTGAGAGGATCTTCTCCCCACTCCTCCTCACTGATCTTATGTATGTTAATTCCTTCGATGATACCTTTATTACTTGATCCCAATGTGTTTCGGCAGATACGTTTAAATAACATTTTTCTATCATATCGTCTAGTGAGTACAATAATTCTGGGTTTAATGTATTCATTATCTTTCTTGCTTTTTTGTGAAATACATCGGGTTGAGTCGTCTTCAAAAAATTCTTCCATTCGTCTAGTGGTAGTTTTTGATTTTTGCATAGTTTTAGCCACACCTCTATTCCGTTAAGTACATTTGGGGAAATAGACCAACCAGAACCTTCTCGCCAATACAGGTATCCACTATCTTTAATTTTGTTAGCAACTTTATTGGCAATGTAATTAGTTCTCGCAAGGATTAACCACTCTCCAGTTCTTAGGTCTACATCCATGATATCATAATGCCAAAACACTGCACCTTTGTTTGTTGTGGGTTGCCAATTTTTAATTTGTCTGGTAGAGATCCTTTTTACCATGTCCTCTGCTATCTCATGAACCGACAATGGTATTCTATAAGATTTATCTAAAACTATTTTATTAGTACTAGAATTTAAAAAATCTTTTACATCTACTCCCATCCAAGAATAAATACATTGATCGTCATCCCCTGCATAAAAAACTTTTTTAGATTTTGGAACTAAAACTTTCTTTACCATCTCCCACTGCATAGGGACTAAATCTTGTGCTTCATCAACTATAAGTAAATCTAAACTCGGACCCTCGCCCTGATCTATAAAATCTTGAATCATATCAACAAAATCTTTTTTTCTCATTGATCGTTTGTAATCTATTAATGCCTGTTGAACTGTAAGTGCTTGTTGAAAGTTCATCCTACGGTCATTGGTATCACTAAACTGTTTCTCTAGACTAACACCACGAACACGAGCCATATTAATTAGACCAAGATAAGCATCTCCTCCTTTTCCTGCCGTGAACAAAGTGCCATCTGACATGTTTAGTGAAGAGTTAGCTGAAAACTCTAATCCCACTAGTTTTCCTAGTCGAGTATAATCACTACCAAAAAGAACATCTTTTGTGCTTATGCCTAACCATTGAAAAGCCAATGAATGTAATGTTCTAAACCATACTAGTTTGTCATCTCTAATATTTAATTTATCTATAGTTCTAGTTTTTGCCTCTTCTGCAGCCTTTCGACTAAAAGATACAAAACCTATTTTCTCTGGTGCTACACCATTCTTTAATTCTTCTTGAACTATGGATATAAGTTTTGTTGTTTTTCCTGTCCCTGGTGGACCAAATATTGTCGTTTCCATTACATCTCCAACATTCCGTGACACATTTTACAAACGCACATACATTTTTCTATTTCTGCATTTATCTTCTTTATACACCTGTCTTCGCTAACTATTTCTGCAACTGCTTTATATTTTGTTTCTGGTAGAACGTGATGCCATTGTAGGTTTCTAGGATTTTCATTGTATCCACACCTTTCACATCCTCGTTCTAATTTTATTTGATTTACATAATCTCTTAATCTAGCTCTAGTTCTCGACCATTTACTTATCATCTTTTTTCTCCTCCTTTTTAAAACATACTCCCTTTGCATATATCTTTACTGCCTCTGGGTGTATTCTCCACAACTCTTCAACAACGTAATCTTCTATGAGTTTTTTATCTTTGGTGCATTCGTCCATATCTTTAAAAATTACACCAGGATTCCAAAAGCTACACTTGCTTTTGCCACCTTTGTATCTGGATTCCTCAATTATTATTGTGCAAAAAGCTATTAATACTTCCATTAGAATGGAACCTCCTCTTCTCCAACATCGATACTTGGAACTTGGATCTCTGGTTCAAACTCAGGAACCCACCAAACTCTTATGTTTTTCCACTCTCCTTTTGTGTTTTTAAATTTTTTATTGCCATTAGCAGTTTGATTATCATTTAATTCTTTTAGTCTTTCTTGTATCTGACCACGGCTATAATTATCAAACTTCTTGGCTCTTAAAAACTGCATCAAAGAGTCTAACTTAAAATAAGTTTTACCTTCTTCTGTCCAAGGTTTACCCAAAGATAATTCTTCTGATGATTGTGCTTGAACTCTTCCATTACAATAATTTTCTAGTAACTCAAGAAACTGACCCTTGTATGTCAACTCCTCTGGAACTTCTATTTCGTTTACATTTTCAAGTAGAGAATTAATTAAAGTTTGCCAATCACTGTTCTTCATTATCGGAGGCATATAATTTAACTGCTCCATGCACTGTCTTTGAAATTTCAAAGGCACTTGTAAATCTTCAGTGGATAATTCTAATCGTCTTGTTTCTACGTCAGCAAACCAAACTCTTGGCTCTGACAACACAACTGACAAACCACTTATCTCCATAGTTTGTACTTGATTACCAACACCATATTTTTTTGTCTTACATAAAGATTTGTTACAGTAAGAACACAAGGGTTGTTGATCACATGTATAAAAATATTCTTTCTTTTCCATCTGTCCTTGTATTGTAACAATATCAGATGCAGGAAGTGGAGGATTGCAATAGGTTGTATTAAAATTTTCTAATAATGTTTTCCAATTGTCAGGATCCATTTTCTTAAACATGACGGCAACATTAAACATAGATGTATTTCTACCACCCTCTGGTATGCCCTGCTTTGCCATTGTTGATATACAAGGAGGACTTTCTTTGAACTGATCAGATGATCCACCAAAATCTAAAGATAAAAAATCTTTTGGCTGCACAGTTCTACTCTCTTGCAACTCAATAAACTCTTCTAAGGTTGCCTCTTCTCCATTCTTTTTGATTGCATACCTCATAGTTTGCTCTGCATCAAAGTATGGTAGATTTATAAAATTACCTACATCTCCACGTTCAACTAAAACTTGTTCTTGTTTAGGAAATATCTCACAGTTACCGAAACCTAATACTGAAGATATCTCAGATGCTTTATCTCTGAATTCTCCTGCACTAATCCATTCTTTGAAGAAAAAGAATATGTGTGCTCCACCTGATTTACTTCTACAAACCACGGCAGGTATTTTAAATTTTCTGACTTTTTTATCTAGAGCAACTAAATCTAATGGATACTGATCAATATCTAATGCACCAAACTTACACTTGTTGTGTTCGTTTATAGGTATAGATCCAACACCTTTGAATCCGTTTATATGACTTTCTACCAAAGATAGAGTTAAGGGTTGCCTTACAATATAAGAATGAGCCTTTTGCTTTCCTGCTCTTCTTTCTTCTGATATTTTTGTCTGTCCATGTGCTGCATTAAACCCTTCAAATGCAACCATGAACTTTTCGTAAATGTTCATTTGATTCCCCAGAAAGATTGAGGCGATAAACGGAGGAGTATTTATCGCCCCAAACAGTTAAAATGGTAATTCATTCTCCTCCTTGGAACTACCATTATCCACTTCATCATTCGTTCCAGCCTGAGTTTTAATTTCTCCTGCCTTAAACGATTGATAAAAAGCTTTTGCAGATAAGAAAGCCTCTTGGGGAATAAGTGTAGGATCAACTTTCTCCACTGCAAAATTAAACCAGGAACCTCTATCATTGCTTTCCTGAGTAGAAGTTAACTTCCACACAGTTCCCCACATAGGAGGATTAAACAAACCATTTGGACCTGAGTATTGTACCATCTTCATCATGGTATTCCATCTCTTAGACACTTTCAACTGTGTTTTTTTCATGTCACAAATGGCTGATTGAGTAGCACCTGTATTAACATCCACAATCATAACTAGATGTTGTGCTGAACGTATCAACTCGTTACCCGATGGTAATAACTCAGTTGAACTATCTCTAGTTGTTTGAGTTAAGACAGGATCAGTAGCTTTTATTTCGCCCATAAATCCTCCACCCTCGGTTCTTAGTTGAAACTCTAAGTATTTTAAGGTGTATCCACATGGGATAACGTATACACCTTCGTCACTGTCCCAAAACTGACCTGTAACAGTGTTGAATAAGTCTCCCCCACTCGCACCTTTTATATAAACAGACTCCTGTTTATTTAACTGAGGCGATGTAGTTTGCATTATTCTTAAAAATGGAATCTGCATGTCATCTGCACCTATTGATTCCAAGCCTTCCCCTGCAAACTCAGATAGTTCGCTCATGAAATTTACAGGTAAAGTTTCTTTCTTTTCTTTTAATTGAGTACTAGCCATTATTTAACTCCTTGTTATCTTAGCTTCGTTACCGACAAAAACACCGAAAGTATCAAAGTCTAACTCTGCACCACTTTCGATTCTGTTTTTAACCCATGATTTTAAAGTCATAGGATGTATGTGTGTTTTCTGAACAGGTTCAAATCCATTCTGTCGCAGATCATCAATCACTGCTCCTGCAATGTTATCTTCTCCTTGATTAAACGACACAACGACATCGTTCTTAATGATGTCAGCTTCGCCCACAGATCTGAGAAAGTTAAAAGCTTGTTCTCTCTTGTCTTCAGATATACGAGCATGAACGAAAGGTTTAATAGTAACCTTGTGACCATCCACAGTAATACTATCCATACCCATTTCTTCCATAAGCATAGGTATGTCTTCTTCGTTCACTTTTCTTTTTTTGAATTTCAAATCCTTGAGGTGTTGTTCTGCATCCTCAATATCTTTTTGGATTTGAATAGATTGTCGGATAAAGTTGGATAACTTAGATGCTCCCTCCTTATCGATATTGTCGAACTTATCGGCATCGACCTTTTCCTTTTCAAATAGAGCATACATATCGCTCATAATTACCTCTTTCAGTTACAAAGTTTTTCCCCTTCGGGATTGAATGATTGTTTTACTTTACAATCGACTTAGTTGTCAAGCTGCTTCTTTTTGTGCAACTTGTTTTACCAAATGTGCTAACTGTCTACTGACACTTCTTTCGTTTTTGTCAGCCAACTGTTTTAACATTTCGTAAACCTCGATAGACACTGCTACCGATTTCCATTTGTTAGGATCCATCATACACTCCTCTTAAATCCATTACGTTAGTGGAAGATACTCTTTTATACATATAGTGTCAAATAACTTCTTATTCAATACTATAATTTTTTAGCATCTCTTTTGATTCATTTAAACTATTCTTCAAAGCAGTATCCCAAGACGTTTTTATGAGATTCCTATCATTTTCAAAAGTATTAAAATGAATTTTTTTAGTTATCCCTGATAAAGAACCAACAGAGTAAAACATTATGTTTCTTTGAGGCAGACAAACCAAAGCTAAAATATCACAATCCTCTTTTGTGTATCTGCTTTTTTGACCACCTTTAGATATAGAAAAACAATACAGATTTTTTTCGTTTTTATATGTGCATGTTTTTACTTCTATCTTTTGAGACGAAAAAATATTGGGACCTTTAATCGCAATAACATCTGTTCCGTCATGTTTTACTAAGTCACATTGTACACCTATCATGGCTAACTCAAAGGCAGTAAAAAGTTCTCCTGCCATTCCTGTTTGCTTTGCACTCCTTGTTTTTACTTTAACCATTCTCTTACCTCTTCTCCAAGAGATCTTGCAGATAGTTCGTTTTTAGATTTTAAACTTTTAACGATGTGTTCATCTACTGTTCCCTTTGCTACAAGATCAACATAAAGAACTGTATTCTTTTGTCCTATTCTGTGACATCTTGCCTCTGATTGTATTCTAGATTCTAAGTTAAAATCATTAGCATAGTAGATAACATTACTTGCAGTATTTAATGTAAGACCTCGTCCTGCCGTTTGAGGATTGGCTACAAAGAATCTTGCATCTCCGCTCTTCAACCTCTGTTCTGCAATCTGTCTGTCTTTTTCAGAAGTGTCTCCATAAAAAGTAACCACGGAATCACTGCCATACACTTTTTGTAAAACCTTTTTTATTTTCAAAATGTCGTATCTGAATCTTGACCAAATAATAACACTGCCATTCATCTCTTCTATAACTTCTAACATGGCATCTGTTCTGTGACTTTTGAACTCAACTAGTTCTCCATCATCCGTCATTGTGTGACCACATAACACTTGTTGTAATCTTAATAACTGAGTCATGACGGCAGGTGCTGAAACTAATTGACCATCATCAAGTAAAGCTATGGCTGCATCTTTAATACTTTTGTAATGTCTTAACTGTTCACTCGTCATTGGAACTTCACGAGTTGCATATATTGTTGGAGGTAGATCTAATGCCTCAGACTTTGTAACCCTATGTGAGAATGTGTGAAGTCTTTCAGACAAGTGATCTAAATTTTTATATCCAACTATCTGTTGAAACGTATGTGATCCCATTCTTTGTGTTCTTGAGATTGCATATTTTCCCTGGAAAGACCAATACGAATCGTGACCTAATAGATCTTTACTCATGAATCCACATTGAGAATACAAATCCATAGGCGACTTTGTAACAGGAGATCCTGTCAATATCCTTTTGTATTTAGCTAGTGAGCCAAATGACATCAGAGCCTTGGTTCTTTTAGCTTTTGGATTCTTAATAGTTGTAGATTCATCTATCGCTAGTAAAAAATCTGTGTTCTTAACAAAGTATTGAATGTAGTTTTTCATCTTTGCAGTTGCGAAACCCTCCACGTTTACCAAAAGAATTCTTAATTTTTCTCTTGAATATGCTCCGTCAACTAATCTTTTCTTTTCTGTTTTATTTGGCTGCGGATTCCATAAATAAACTTCACG